CTGGTTTCCAGTCTAAATTTAAATAGCTTAAGTCACCATTAATTGATAACTCATCTTTATATTTTTGTACAGATTGTTCACCGCGAGCATATAATCTTAATCTGTTAAAGTTTTGATAACCAGTATGCCATTTACCACTGTTTATTCTACCGCCTCTAAACCACTCATATTCAATAGCTTGTCCTACTTTTAAGCCATATTCCCAACTAAGCTTTTCCGCCACAGGTACCACCTGACTTGGAAATGAACTATTAGTACTTGTATTAATCATTTATTATTATTTTTGATTTAGTGCCTTTATTATCATATCTTGAAAAATTTAAATTAACTTTTTCTTTAATAACTTCAGCTACTGGTCTATATTTATTTTTGTTACAAGCCATTATAGCTAAACCTGAACTTATCGAAGCATCAAATTTAGTCCTATTGTTTATATCAAAAGCGGCCCAATCTTCTAATGTTCTTTGAAAATACATTGATCCATATTGTTCGTTATTGTAACCTACAAAACTTTCAATATAAGATTCAATGGCCGCGGCATGCGCTTGTTTTACATCTTCACTTGAATTAGGTATTCCACCCACTTCTTTTTCAGCGACAGATAATTTATACATTGTTTTATCTGGACGATTCATTGAATAACCTCTATAACCTCTTCTTTTTAAATAATATAATAATCTAGGTTTATTATTCTCTGCTAATAATGGCATACCATAAAAGTATAATGCCATTAAAACATCTTCAAAAAACATATCTGCTGTTTGTGGCCGAGCAATGTATTCTAAAAAGAATAAATTAGGAGGACCATCCATTGTAAATTTTGTTAAACCATGAAGAGAACCTTTTGATCCCCTGCCGTCTACTGTTCCAGATATATCATATGAGTCACATCCAAAAGCGCCCATATGCTCATTTGCTGGATATTTTTTCCCGTGTTTTACAATATATCTATTTTGTTGATGTACATCGGGCACCCATGAAACAAAAAATCTACCTTGTTTACTAGGAAAAAATTGTACACTAGTATCTTTAATTCCACCTTCCCATTGAAAATTACCTTGAGTTATTACTCCAGAATATTTCAAATCTTCATTATAATCTATTTGTTCGTAAATTTTTGTTAAATTAAATATAGATTGTTTTGTTTCATCTCTGAACGCGTGTTTTTCAGTACGTGGAAACTGTCTATATAATTCATTAAGTGCGTCTGGGTCGTTCTTAAGGCCATCTACCTCATTCTCCCAGTGTTCAATGACACCGATCTCAATCTTTTGACCATCGATTCCTTTAACTTCTTGTTTCGGAGTGTCAAAGACAGGGTATCCATAAGTATCAATGTATCCCTCGTAGTTCCATTCCATAGGTATGAACAGAGAATATAATCCTGAGCTAGTCTGTCCATTGCGGTTTCTTTTGGTAACATCTGAGTCATAATAAAGTTTTTTGTAGTTTCTACCACCTTTGTCAAGAGCATTGCTCGTTGAACCCATCATACATTTACCAATAATCTTACTACCTAATCTTAACGTTGTTTTGGTAACTCTCCAGTTATTGAGAATATTTTCAGGTTTTTCCCATTTTCCCGCCTCATCATGTACAAGTAACGCAAGTTTTTCTCCGTCATAGGAGTTATCACCAGTATTTTTCCAGTCGATAGTGGTGTCAAGCCCAATGATTTCTTTAATCTGCTCATTTGTATCCAGCTTTTTTCTAGTGAATCTGGAAGCTGGAACCCTGTAGGCAAGTTCGGTTTTCGGTCGGTCCATACCATCTTGGATCGGTTTGAAAAAGAATGGGTAATTAACTGAGATTGGAACAATCTTGTCTGTAAACATTTTTTTAGCATCTGCACCTGATTTCGATAAGACACCGAATCGAGCGTCGCTAGATATTGTCGCAAGGTTGACCGTTTCCCCTGACGCCATAAAAGAAAAGCCACTTCGTCTATTTTTAAGGTAGCACATTCCATAGCATCTTGTATCAGCTTTGCACGCTTCCCAGAAAATGAAAAAGAGTCTATTTGCCTCTCTAAAATCGGCTCGGCCGACATCGATCTTTGACCATTGGAGATACATGTAGTGAGTACCAGTAAGATAGGTAGCAACACCTTTATTGTAGAACCAAAAGCCTTCTTCACGTCTTTTAAATTCATTATCAATATAGTCATGTAAATTTTGTTTAAATGTTTCTGGGTAAGCTTTCCAATCAAAAATAGTTTTAATTTTCTTTAGTTCTGGTCTGTGCGGAAACACTTCCCAGTATTGTTCTAATTTTTTATCAGATCTTTTATAAGCATCTTCGACGGCAGGTAATGCTATCCTAAGATTTTGGATTTCATATACTTCACCAATTTTACCAGTTTTTGATATAACGATGACATCATGTTCTTTATTGTATCCATATTCCCATTTTTTATATCTATTCAACCTTTTAATTACTTGAGGTTTAATAGGTTCTATTACTTTATATAATGTTTGTTCGTACATTATTTAGATCTTCTTTCAGCAAAACCACTAAAGGTATTATCCTTTTTTTCTGTAGGTTTATTGTCTAATATATTTTTTTCTTCTTCAATACGTGTAAGTATTTCAAACGCATCAAATATAGCAAGCTTTTTTGTAGCAGCTGCATTTTTTAGTCTGTCAGCAGATATATCATCTTCTGAATCTACTATAGGCTCTTTTGCAACCTTAATTAACTCGTCAACTGCTCTTTGCCCAGCTTGGATTATATTCTTTTTCGTTTCCTTTACGTTCATACTTAATTACAATATCATTAGATTTCATACAATAAAGACGTTTATTATCTACAATAAAGTCATATTCTCCGAATGGAGTATAACCTACAACGTCCCCCTCACTTATTTCTAACGCTTCTAACGCACTATTACCATATTTTAGTATCCCAATAAGGCTTTGCTCTAAAGAAGTGTTAATTTCATCATAATTTTTTAGTGGTGCTATAAAGCATCTATCACCAAATGCATTCCATTTATTGTTTCTTTTGTATAAATATACTTGATCCAATTGAACAAAATACATATTATCTTTGAAATAAGCTCTACTATTTTTTTCATTTCCTCTAATATCATAAAATCTTCTAAATACATTGTGGTGTATTAATACAAGATCACCAGGTTTTATAGGCGTTTTATATGCTAAAGGAATTGAAATAACTTTTCCTATGTTATTAACAGATTTGTAACTTTCAAGCTTAGTATTAATTATTAAGCTTTTGTCACCTACTTTTACTTCATTGTTATATCGCTGGCCGTATGGCTCAACGATAAAATCAAATAAACTGTTCATTAATATTCTAAGTCGTACTCAACGGATATTGCCATGTTAGAATTAAACTTCTTCCATGGCAACACCTCGTCATTTTTTTTGATAAAAATGTTGTAAGAATTGTCTTTTTGATCAGATATTATATGTGATATAGTATGACCACCATATACAGACTGACCAACAGAATAATGCATTGCATCTGTTTTATAATCAGAGCCAATGCTGATTTTTCTGATAACTGACGACATTATTCTTCTGTTTTATCTTCTTTTTTTTCAATTGGCTCATATGTACCATCAGCTAAATTAATATTTACTGATCCATATTCTTCCTCAAGTTCTTTTTTAAACTCTTCGGTTTTTTTGTTAACCTCATGAAATTGTGCTAATACTGCGGTTTTTTGGACTTCTAAAATTCCTGTTTCATTTAACAGCTGATTTAACTGTTTTTGAAACTCTTGAATCTGTTTTAATTGGTCTTCTTTGATTTTGTTTGGTTCACTCATTTTAATTGAATTTAATTTATTAATTTACTTATTAATATAGTTACGTGTTTTATTTATTTTTTAAATATACTTGTAACCTTTTCTCCACTCCGTCCACCGAAATAGGCTAGAACGACAGCCATCATGACCTTTTCAAAAGTGTCATTCCATGTTTCGCCTATGTGAAACGGTATTGTGTCTACACTATCCAGTAATCCTGCTAGTGAAAATACAACAATACACCACACTAAAACTAATGGGCGTACATTCTTCGAAAGCCAAGAATCTGATGCGGCATCCGCCTGCCACCTTGAAGTGATAGACTCCATTTCTTTATTCTGCTGTTCGTAGATTAATTGTTGTAATTTTATTTTGTCATCAGAGCTTACGTCTGATTTACCTATAGCTGCTATAGCTTCTCCCGGTGACGTTACTCCTTTAAGTACATTCCCTAGTGTGGGGTTTACTATTGAAGCAGCACCAAATAAAAGTTTACCTACAGTACTTTCTGCGAATTTCTTTTTAGGTTTTGACATAATTAACTATTTTTATATGCTTCAGCTTCCCAAGGAAGATTTTTAGCACCTTCTTTCATTTTAGATCTGGGATAAACTTTACCTTTCCAGTAAACATTTTTATCATCATAATCAAGATCACCCCTTTTCATTTGATCATGATGTACCATTTCATGATTAATAATATCTTGTTCTTGTAAAGGTGATTCTACATCTTTATTAATTAAAATACTCCCGTTTTTATCAGCTTTACCTAATACTCCTTCTTCTAAAGGTACATGGTAAACAGGTGTAGTATTCAGAGAATATGGTGGGTTATTAAGTTTAAATGCCATTACTTTTTTGGAAACATTTTATTTAAAAAAGTTTTTCGGCCTTCGCAACCACAGGGCACATTAAGGCCCTGTGATACTGCGTCAACCACTTTTTTAATTCCAGTTGCTTTGGTAAACTTTTCTATGTCGTCTCCTAAACCTCTAGATTTCATTATGCAATTGCAATTCCTGAAATACTAATCCCTGAAGGATTTTGTACTTTAGCTTTTACACCACCTGGATTAGCAGTTAACGCGTAGTTAACAGCGTCTCTCATTGAAGGAGTTGTTCCTGTAGATGTGTGTGTAATTGTAATTAAGTCAGCAGCAGCTGGACCTTGTACGTAAAGTTTAGTAGTAGTTGCACTACCAGCTTCTACAAATACAACGCTTTCAGCGCTTACTAATAATTCTCCGTTGTCTAAACCAGAAGCAGATGAATTAAATGCGATAAATTTTGCCATAATTTTGATTTTTGATTTTTGTTAATGTTAATGTTAATGTTTATATGGTTGAGTTTTATACAGACTCTACTGTTTTATTTTTCACCTTTAAGTTTAAATTCATGCCCTTTTAAAACTTTATCAATTCTTTTGTTTACATTACCGATAGAATCTAGTGATTTATTATAAGTATTTATTGATTGATTTTGAGCATTTATAGCTGCATTATAATTATTTAAAGTCATATCTCCTGCGTCATAAATCGCTTTTGCTGCTTCTGTCTTAGATTTTGCTGCATTTAATTGATTTTGTCTTAAATCCATTACATCGGATTGACTTTGTCCTTTTTCATTGAACCTGTCACTATAATACCCTGTTTGCTTTAAAGGACCACCAGCATGATCGTCAATAGGCATATCATCTAATAAGTTTTTCTTATGAAAATATGAATTACTTGCATGCTTGCTCATAAAAGACCCACCCATACTCATTGGGCTATCATGCATTTCACCATGTTTTGCAGGGCCTTTATTTTCTAACATAGCTTTTGCTTTGTCGTAATTACCGTCAGCTTTTTGCATAGCATGACCAAAAGCATTACCATTTAAAGGACCTTGTTCCATTTTACCATAAGCAGCAGGCCCCATACTTTTCTTTTTTAAATCATCATAATGAATATCTTTTTTTAACCTACTTATTTCACTTCTATCATAGGCCATTTTATGATCTTGTGACATACTATGTTTAGGCATGCCTTTACTGTTGTTTTTATTGTATCCCATTTTTATTTATTTATTTGCGTGATAACCTGCTAAAACTTTATTTGCTTCTGCTTTTGACGCAAAACCGCCTCGCCAGACTTGGTTGCCAGGTTTTTTATTATTTATTATTACGTATTCGTTACCTTTTTTTTGTACACATCCAGGTCCACCCTCAGATTTTGCACACCCTTTATTTAATGGTCCTTCCATGCTATAAGGGCTTCCACCAAACTTTTCTTGGTATTTTTTTTCTTTTTTTTCAAGTTTATCTTCAACTTTATAAAGTTTTTTCATATCTCGATCATAATTACCACTAGTGTATTCATTTTGACCGTGACCTTCTATGACTGCGTCGTATAATCCTTTATGCTTATCAGATAATTTATTTATTTTCTTTTTTAATCTTGAACCATTGCCTTGATTTACTGGAGAGCTTGTTAAACTAAAAGGTTGGCTTGAATTAGCTTTTATCATATTTAAAGCAACTCCGCTACCTACTTGACCGTTTTTATGTTTATATTTTCCCATTTTATTTTTGATTTCTAATAGAGGGAACTCCCGGTATACCAGATACACCTATATCTGTCCACTCTCGTTTATTTTTATGCCATTGATTTACCGATTGATCACCCATTCCTGCGGGTGTTTCCGGAGGTGGGCTATAATTAGGTTCATTATTACCTACACCAGCTGGTGTACTCGGGGTGCTTGAACCAGGTGGCTTAGCCCCTAAATTTTTTAAATTAGGATTACTTGCAGAAGCTCTTAATTGTTTTCTAGCTTCACCTCTGGTCATACCTGGATTAGCTTTTTGAATTTTATCTAATTCTTTTTTTCTTTTTGGGTTTAAATTTGGCATCCAGCTTTCAACCTCATCCGCTATTTTTTTTAAAATTTTACCTTGATTAAAAGGGCTTTTTGCCAAAAAAGGAGAACTAAATTTGCTCATAATTTTATTTTTAACTTAATGCGACTAAATTTTCTACACCACCTTCAGTTCCGGTAGCATATACTTGTACTACACTAACTGGTAATATTTCTCCTTTAACTGGATTATGAAATGTTATAGCTTCATTATTTACAGTATGAACTTTTATTTTTGAACTTGCAGCATATGTATATGTTAATGTAGCATCTGCAGCAATTGAATCAGCAGAAGCTAATACATAGTTACTTGCATCTGTTACAGAAGTAATTGCTAAACCAGCATCTGGTAAACCAGTACCTTTTACTATCATACCCGCTTTAATAAGTGGGTTAGGAGATTTCAACCCAACATTAGTTGAGTTACTTACAGTGTTGTTGTCTGTTGTTGTTGTTACGGGAAGACTAGCTGGGGAATCACCAATATATATATTGTACTGCTTCCAAGCGCCTTGAGGTACCTCTGCTTTAGTTCTACCGTCTATCAATAGCGTATCACTTACTGATGGTACTACTGCTGAACTATAAGCTTCTGTGTAATAATTTCTAATCATTTTTTTATTTTTTATTTTTCTTTATGTTTATTACAGAAATTTCTTGCAGCTTCTACGCTACCAAATCCCCATTTTT